CGATGTGGGTGTATCATCGGTATCTGTAGTTTCCACGTCGAAGTTCGTTGACGTATTGGTGGTATGTGAAAATGTACCAAAAGCATCACCACCAGAATTTGCAAAGTCTTCAAAGACTGCGGGTAATGCAAAATGAACAGTCGTACCAGATGATACAGTACCGACTTCAGTGTTACCAGAAGACATAGTTACATAGTTGCCCGCATTGATAAGTGAGATGGTTGTTTCACTTGGGAAATCAATACCTCTTACTTCCATACCTGTCGTAAGATTAGTGGTATCTGACAAGTATATAATCGTCGAACCTGCACTGATACTCTGATCGGTAGTCTTTGGTTTTACATCTGATACATTGTAATGATAAGTTGCCGTTGGTACGTTAGAGCCTCCAAAGGTAAACTGGAAGGTTTCTCCTTCATCGGCTGAATCATTTGTCTTATTTGTTGTCAAAGTATAACTAGGTGTTGCATCGAGTATTGCACAACTATCTGAAGCTACAATCAAACCTGTGTGACTATTGATCCTAGCATTTGCAGTGATTCTACGAACAGTAGTATGATCACTATCCGAAACTCCAGTAGAAGTAATAAACGATTTTGCACCACCTGCACCTGACATTGACTGTCCTATCGGTTGTGCTGTTGTGATCGATGCGCTGTCACCTGTCGTAGTACGGAAATCAACATAGATTGTTTCTGTAGTATTTGAACTGTTTGGTGTTACAATCGCAGTAAGAGTGTTACCTTCAGTGATGTCTGCCATAGATAAAGTATATGTTGGCACAGACGAATCGATCAGATTGATGTCTGGAGTTTGTGAGACAACACCCCCAGTCGATGTTTTAGAAACATATATTCTAAATGTTTCGTTACCTTCTCTTCGATAATCCTGTGCAGACGCGACTGTTATGTTAGCGGTTCCTCCAATAACACTAAATGATTCTCTAGATCCTTCAGCTGCATATCCTGAAGAAAAATCGTCCGATGTTATATTTGTACCTGCAATGTAATAATAATAGGTACCGTCTGCGTCAGTGGTAGTAAATACAGCATTTACCGATGGATTTAGAGTCTGTTCCCCAACATCACTATCTCCTGCGGAGACACTCAGATCATAAGTCTGATTACCGATGATCGTGAATGTAGATCGTAAAACTTCACTATCTGCACCACCCAATACAACGAAATCAAAATCTTCGTTGGATAATTCACTACTATCACTGAAAGTCAGAGAAACCGAACCAGAGTTACTTGTGAATGAAATGTTATTTGCACTGGCACTATCTGTAGGTGGTGCAACACTAAAATCTAGATTATTGGTATCAATATGATCTATGAAATATTTACCAGAGTTTCCGTCCGGTATGTTTGTTCCTTCTACAGTGAATTGAACTGTGTCTCCATTACGAATACTTAAAGTGTCAGTACTGATTTCTGTAAATGAACGAATTTGGTTTTGAACATCAATAATTGACGCATCTTGAAGTTCAGGACTAAACAGACCGGAACTATTTGTGGTCAGTGTAAGTGAGCTCGTAGTTGACGTTTCAAATGCATTTGTTATTTCAGTTGTGGACAACGTGTAAGTATCGTTTGTTCCTGTGAGTGTAAATGATCCACTTTTGTTAGTGATTCTACCATCACCCGCAGAAATAACAAAGTCGACATCTGTACCAACAGTTGTGGGATCGACATTCACCGAAACTTGTATATCATTGCCTTCAGTAACATATAAAATGGCGGGTGACGCAGAAAAGGTAGGTGCAACATTATTCATAGAAATATATGCAGAATCTTTTAGTATGCCACTTTGTGTGAATAATTTTACGGTGAAATGTTCTTGACCTTCTGTCCTTCCATCAATCTTTGTTTGAACACTAAAACTTCCAGAATCATTTCTTATATTGAAAGGAACACCTAGACCTGTTGAAGGAAAAGAACCACTTGCAAAGTCGGCATCACTGTCCGCAGAATCTCCTACCGGAATAATTTGGTATAATAATGTTGTGCTGCCATTGTTTGGTACCGATGATCCTACCACAGAAAACTGAACACTATCACCCTCGTCTATGGTTGTTGCACTGGGCGTCATTGTATATGACGCAATAACATCTTGCATCGTTACCTGTTGATGGGCTACATTTCTGTTCTCTGTGTCCGCAATGAAAAGAGTAAATTTCTCGTCCCCTTCACCTTCCGTAGAGTCGTGTAGTGTCGGTATCTGTATGGTTGCGACAGAGTTTCCGCCACTAGGAGAAGTGTTGAATAACTGTTTGTTGTCTGAGTCGGGGAAACTATCCGCAGAGAAGTCAAAATCCGATTGAGAAGTTGTGCTGTCAAGTCTAAGAAAATATTGATAGGTGCCAATATTATCTGGCAGATTGGAAACAGTAAGTTCAAAATCGAAAGTTGTTCCCTCACTTTCACTTGTTGACGGAGTAGTTGTTAATGCAAATGTGGGAGACGTTCTGGTTGACGCTGCACCGTCAGTGTCTTCGGTTAGTGCCGATATGATTCCCGCATCTTCTATCAATAACTCTCCACCCAGATACATTCCTGCTGGATGAACAAAGAGTTTGAAAATATCTTTCCATGTAGAAATAGGAATAGAAGAACGAACGAGATATGCAAATGTCTGATATAGTTTATCGTCGGTCAAAAACTTTAACGAGCTAGAACCAATACTCGATGATGGTTCATTAAGTTTGAATACCTGATTTTGTGTTTCGACAACTTCTGCGTCAATTCCGAAAAAAGATCGAAAGAACCATTGAATGGCAAACTTGGTCCCCTTGGATCGAAATAAAGTATTGGAGAAGTTTGCCGCTGCACGTTTTTGTGCATCACCCGAAGCGAAGCTTTCAAAGTACGCATCACCTAAAAGTAACTCATCTTCAATGTATGAAAGAAGAGTAATATCAGTTTCCGTGATATCACGAGTTGCGAAAAGGTGATGTAATAATTCTGTTGACTTTTCTTCTTCTTGAAACTCATAATAAAATTCAAGAAGATTAATAAATTTTGGATACGACCCAGCGAAGTGTTCTGGTAAAATCAGATCCACTTGGTCCGGTTGAAGACGTAGGTATCTACGTCTCTTATCCAAAAAATGATTATGCATATTACTTAATCTTCAAATATTAATTTTTCACCACTCAGACTTTCAAGAACACGTAACGCTTTTAACATATCTACATTAATGCGTTTACCATCTTTCTCTGAGTAGTATGACCAGGCCATGTCTTCAGAAGGGCCTTCTGGTATCAATTTAAAGTTGTGTGGAGACAGAGTTGTTATGTTGCCTGCCTCATCGCGAACTTTTAATTCTGAACTTGCTGAATCATCTTCTGCATAAAGAATAACGCCATCGGTCAAACTTCCTGTTGGTGCGGTGCCATTGTAAATATTAAGATGTTCTTTGAGATTAACATTTTTAAATCGTTTTGTGCTTGTACCGATATTTGCCACACCGTCCGAAGAACTCACTAATAAATTATCGACGGTCAAAGTATCGCAACCAACACTGTCAGCATTAATATCGGCAACATTCATTGTTGCAGTAGTAGTAAAGTCCCCACCCACAGTTAATTCGTTATCAACAACAAAGTCACCTGTACACTTAGCACCGGTTGCAGAGTCTACAACATTTTGAGTATAGTTCTGTAACAAGTTCCCAAAGGTAATTTGTTTTGTTGTTGAAACACTAACATCGTTAATAACCAGAACATCACTATCGGCTGGTGTAGTTAAAGAGTTCAACTGTGAAATTTTAATATCTGCCATTTTAGATTCCTATACGATATTAATCGTGTTCCCCATTCCAGAGTGAATAGTGCATTGATAGTAAAGTGTCGACGGTGCAGACATAGGAACTGCAAAGAAGATTGCGCCAACCGCTACTCCATTATTTGTGACACCTGTGCTATATGCTGCACCACCATTACTGACACGGATTTCAAATGGGTGTCCACTTGCGTTCATATCAAAACGATAAGTTTCTCCTCGACGTAAATACAAAACTGGATTATCTTCAGATGTCGGGAAAAACACGTTGTTTGTATCGCTGTATGTATAAGCACTAGCGCCATTGTTGGTCACATTAAAGGAATATTGAACACCTGTTGTGTCTATAACAAAATCACTATCTGCTCCCATCGCAATTCTTGCAGTAGTATCGAGATAAGAAATTGATCCACTGTTTGGATTCACTGTGATGTTATTATTGACATTGACTCCATCATTACCACTTAATGCACTACCGAAATGGAAGTAATATGTCGCGTCCGTACTGTCTCCAGTGATCGCCACATTGGTCGCATTTGTTGCAGTCAATGCCGCAACATTTGATAGACTTGATCCATCACCATTAAAATTGGTTGCAGACAAGGTATTTGTCGACGCTTCCCAACTAAAGTTAACAGATGAATTGACACTATCATCGCCAGGATCTTTGTCTCCTCGCATAAGAACATAATATGTTCCTGATCCCGCAACACTATCTGCTCTTACATTTATCGCTGTTCCGGCTCTAGTTGCACTATCCGCACCTGATACAGTAGCGGTCAAAATATTAGTGACGGGATTGTATGTTAATTGTGCATCCACACCCACAGAATCAGCACCCACTGCACCAACAAACGGAATGAAAAACGATGCGTCAGTAGTTTCTGTCTTAGTGTTTATCTGACTTGCAATACTTCCAGCACCACCGCCACCTGCGTTATCGTTCTGATTTTCCCATGCAGTACCACTCCATTTGAGAACTTGACCAGTCAAGAGAGTAGAAAGTGATACGTCATTGATTGATGAAAGATTGAAGTTCGCAGAGTCCGCTACTGCCGCTTGATCTGCAAATAATGCACTATCTGCAACACCGTCAAATCCCCCAGATGCTCGAATTCTATTCGTGAAAGGATTTACAGAAAATCCTGAATCATAATGAACGGAATCGTCCAGAGAGGAACTTGGTTTAAACAAAAGATAATTTGTAAAAGAATTATCCGCAGAAGTTGATACTCTTAAAGTTTTAGCAAGATCTGATACTAAAGAAGAACGAGAATGATCTGCACTGTCAATATTAGATGCGATCAAATTGTTAAACGTAATTTTCTTTGTCTGATTTGCACTAACATCAACAATAACAAGAACATCTGAATCCGCCGCAGCTGCTCCAGTGAGTTCCGTTAGTTCAGTTATCTTTATACCTGCCATTTTATTCTTTCCTCAAGAATTCTTATCTTTATTTATACGTTGTTGTTATAGGTTATGATTACAGTCTCTTCTGTACCACCAGTTGGTGTAACACCGTACACCACTGTGTCTGTTCCTGCAAATTGCGGATCATATGTCACAAGACCATTTGCGCTGATTATAGCATTACCCAGTGAACCATTACTTACAATCCTGTACGTTGGACTTGTGAATGGGTCATTACCAGAAAAATCTCTAATATCTGCAACACCAACAGTTAATGCAAACGGCCCAAGTGACAACGAAGTGACATCTTGAACTCCGGTAACACTAATATTGATAGTTTTTTCGATAGTAGATGGATTCGCAGAATCCCCATACAATAGATCAATAGTAAATGTATCAGTTCCGTGGAAATCACTATCCGGTGTATAACTGTAATCACCAATCGCTACTACAATACCACTAGACGAAACCAGTTTTTTCTGATAGTTTACAACCGCAGTACCATTTGACGGGGATGTTCCTATTTGAAGCCCGTGTGAAGTAAGTGGTACATTAGAAATGTTAAATGGGTTTGCAGTAAATTTTGTGTCTTCTAATGTAGTTCCTGACAAAGGTGATGCAATTGCAGCACTGTCTGTTATAGAAAAAAGTTCATCTCCATTCAACTGAAGATTCTCAATATCATATTTTAAGATTATAGGCCCTTTAGTTCCTATTGACTTGTACATCGATACTTTCATTTCAAAATCGAGTGTATAGATTACAGTACGTCGTGACTCTAACGCTCCTTCGAAATCATCTGAGAAACTAATTCCCTGAAGAGAAATAGGAACATCTTCTTTTACTCCATCAAAATCGTCTAACGGTTTCATTGTCACCGTGTATGATGGTGTGAAATAGGGTAAAATCTGTTCTACACACTGCAATGCGTCATCTTGTCCCTTTGCATATATGTTCAACTGAAAGTTAATATTATACGGAACAGGCGTGTAAAGTTTTGTCGAATCACCATAAGTGGAAGATGGTATAACACAGTTGTTCGTTTTTGGCAACTGTCTTTGTGCATCATATTGCATTGACACAATTTCAAAAGACATGCGAGGTAATTTTATCGCAATCTGTCTTTCGCCTTGTTCACCGTTTGTCATGGCATCTAAACGAGCCAAAAAATCTCTGCGAGGTGCATACGAAAGAGGCACCTTGACCTGACTGATCACAGCACCGGACGAATTCTTTCTGACAACGTTTAGATTATTAAACAGTGAACCAAACACCGCAACGGCATTTCGAATTCGTTGATGATAGAAATGATTACCAAACATTACTGCGGATCTCCAAATGGATTAGATTCGGAAAAGTCTAAGAACCCGTCTCCGACTGTATCAAAATCAGAATTTTGTGCACCGTCTTGTAGATCCTCTCCTATCGCAGTTGGTGTTACACTGGTGTTGTTCGTCTGACCGACAATAGCTGAAGTGGTAGTCCACTCCGCATAATCACCTGTTGTTGAACCACTGTGAGCAACATAAAGTATTCCAGTCGGATCATCATATATCGCAACTTCACCCCTCATATCACCTTGACGAATCTCTTCTCCAACATCAAAAGTGAGTCCAGATCCAACTGTCAGTTTAGTGTGATATGCGTGTAAACTTTCGACTTCATCAATTTCTTCAATTCCGGTGTCCATATCTTCATCATTATATTCGAAGAGTTCGCAACGCATCTTGAAGACAGGAAGATTTTTTAATTGATAAAAAGGTTCTTCGGTTTCGACTCTTGTGATTTCAAATATAGACTTCGATAGAGTCAAGTAAATAAGATCGCCTTCTCTTGGACGATAGAATGGACGTGTTACTGGATCATTTTCAAAACGTGCAACAGAGTTTTGCCATCGTCGACGAGCAACAATAAAGGTAGCTGCGTCTCGAATTTCTATACCGAACTTTGTGAAAAGATCACCTTCACCATCAAATCCTTCTGTGTTCTCAATATACATCTCAATGCGATAGGCATTATCAAAACGAGATACCGTATCGTCTTCTAGAATACGATCTCTTTTTACAATTTCGCGAGGAATATAGTATACGTCCTGACCATAAATCTTCAGGCTCTCAATGACAAGATCTTCATAAAGATGTTGTTCATTGGTTGTTCCCTGTGTAAAGTGAACATTAGTCGCCATTCATTACCCCACAAAAAAGTCTGGTGGAGATTCATGTTCCAAACGCATCTTTTCTTCTAGACGTAGAAGTTCTGCTGTTGCATCATCATATAATTGTCTACCGTTCATAGTCACACCGCCAGGCAACTGCATACCTTCAAACTTGATAAGGTTCGCACCCCATTGCTGTTTGATTAGTTGTGTGGTATAATCTTTTAAGAAAATATCATTCCAAATGTTGTAAGTATTTTCGTCCACTAATTGAAGACACTCGATGATAAGATACTCATCTTTTAGAACATCTTTGTCTTCAAAATTACCATGAAGATATAATCTACCCTGATTACGTGAGAAGGTTGTGATTGGTTGTCCCTCAAGTATTCTATCCAAGAAATCTAGATATTGTTCTAGTTGATAATAATAAGACATACCACCAGCGAACTGCATGAAATCACCCAGACTGTTCAACATCAATTGATACTTCACATCAAACATATTGATTG